GAGCGCCAATACGGCTACGGGGGGCATTTCATTCCGCATGACGCCGCAGCGGAGGTCGGCGGACTCTGGCAGGAGGCGCTCGGTCGCAGCGGGCTGACCGGCGTCTGCCCTGTGCCTCGGCAGATTTCGGTATGGGATGGCATCAACCTCGCCAACGATGCGTTCCCTCGCATTCACATCAACGAGGCCGGATGCGCCGATGGCATCGAGGCGCTCGACGCCTACCACTCCAAAGAGGAGCGCGATGGCGTCACGATCAAAGATGTGCCGGTGCATGATTGGAGCAGTCACTTCTGCGATGCGTTCAGTCTCTCGCACCAGGCTATCAAGCGCGGGATGGTCATCGACCGCTCCGCGATCCCACGGAAAGCCGAGCGCCACGAAGCAACCCGAGTCATGGCAGGATTCCGAGGCGGTGGATTCGGAAAGGTGCGGCGGTGAATCGCGAACTGGAACTCCAAATCCTCGATCTCTACCGGCGCTACCCGCAGCCGCGATGTTTCGCCGAGGAGGTCGAACTCACCGCATGGAATGGCGTGGTCATCAACACCGAGGACTTCTTCATGCTGGCTCGCCCGGTAGACATTTTTGACCCCGAGGAACGCTGGCGTGATGCGGCTCACGCATACCACCGGTTGTGTCAGAACTGCTGGCTGATCACTATATATAGTGGTATCAGTCAAAATAACCCTTGCAACTTCGCTCCGTATCGTCTCCCATTCATCGCATGGAGTCGGCGAGACCGCCCGCTCCGAGTTTACGAAACCCAAAAACTCCAAAAGCGATGCGACTTACTGACCACGAAATCAACCCCATCCTCTCTCCCTGCCTAGCTTGGTTCGGAGGAGGCGGACGCAGAGGACCAAGCAAGCAAGAACAGCAAAACGCGCAAGCCGAGCAGCAACGCATGCAGCAAGCCGCCGATCAGCAAGCCGCCATGCAGCGTCAGCAGATGGAACTCCAACGCCAGCAGGCCGAGGAGCAAAAACGCCAGCAGGAGGAAATGCTCCGCCAGATGGAAGCCAACAAGCCCGCGCCCGGAGCGCAGGTTGACCCCGGCAACCCGCAGGCCGACATGGCGGCAGAGACCGCTCGCCGCAAGGGAATGCGGAAATCCATCCTCGCCGGGGAATCCTCGCAGGCTCCCGTGACGACCGGCTACTCGACCCTCGGTTGATTCAGTTTTGACTGATACCAAATGACCGGAAAAAATCCCGAACTCGCGGACAAAGTTTTGCAGCGCCATGCGGAACTAGTGCATCAGCGGGCCACATGGGAGTCGCTCTGGGAGGACATCGCGAAGTATGTGATGCCCCGCAAGGCGACGATGTTCACGCAGACGACCTCGCCCACCACCGAAGACGAGGCGCAACTTTTCGACGCCACCGCCGTGCGGGCAAACATGATCTTGGCCAATGGTCAACTCAGTTGGATGACCCCACTCGAAAGCCGGTGGTTCTCACTGGAGCCGCCGAAGGCGATGGAAAGCGAGGACGACATCGAGCAGTGGTTCAAACGCTGCACCGAGGTCATGCAGGCCGAACTCAGCCGGTCGAATTTCTACACCGAAATTCACGAACTCTATCTCGACCGGGGCGCGTTCGGCACGGCGGCAATTCTGGTCGAAGCCGGGAAGAACAATTCGCTCAACTTCACGAAGCTCGATCTTGGTAGCTTCGCGATCAGCGAGGATGACGAAGGCTATGTCGATACGCTCTCTCGCGAGTATGAGATGACGGCACGGCAGGCCGCACTCAAGTTCGGCGTGGAGAACCTCACCGACTCGATGCAGAAGGAACTGGAGAAGCCCAACTCCAACCGCAAATTTTCCTGTGTCCATTTGATTGCTCCCCGTGGTCCGGGTGAGATCGAAATGGGCAAGCGCGATGGCGCGAACAAACCCTACGCCTCGGTCTATGTGGACAAGGCGAGCAAGCATGTCTTCCTGTCCTCTGGCTTCGATGAGCAACCGTTCTTCGTCACCCGCTACCTCAAGTGGAAGAATTCCGAGTGCTACGGCTACTCGCCAAGCTGGACCGCGCTGCCGGAATGCAAGCAACTCAACTTTCTGGAAAAGCAACTCGACTCCCTCGCTGAGATTCATGCGTTCCCTCGCATTCTGATCCCTGCTGGATTCGATGGCGACATCGACCTCCGCGCCGGGGGTGTGACCTATTTCGATCCGAACAACCCCAACGCCACACCACGGGAATGGGGAACCAATGGGCGCTACGATATCGGCGTCGAGCGGGCCGAGCAGAAACGCAAGGCGATCAACGAAGCCTTCCATGTGGACTTGTTCCAAATGTTCGCGCAGTTGCAAAAGCAGATGACCGCCCGCGAAGTCGCCGAGCGAGCCAGCGAGAAGCTGATCCAATTTTCCCCGACATTTGCGCGACTCACGACCGAGCTATTCAATCCGCTCCTGCGCCGGGTCTTTGCGATCCTCGCCCGCGCTGGCAAGTTCCCTCCCCCACCCCAACAACTCACGATGGTCGGTTACATCCCCGAGCCGGATGTCGCCTACAACTCCCGAATCGCCCTCGCGATCAAGAGTCTCGAAAACGCTGCCTTCATCCGAACCAGCGAGATGCTTTTGCCCTATGTGCAGATCAAGCCCGACATGCTCGACAATTTCGATTTCGACGAAATCTGCCGCGATATGGCCCGCAACGATGGTCTTCCCGCCCGCTGGCTCATGGAGGAGGAAATGGTCGCGCAGCAACGAGCCGCCCGCGCCCAAGCCCAGCAGCAAGCCATGCAGGCGCAGCAGATGGAGCAAGCCGCGAGCGCCCTTGGAAAAGCTGGCAGCGTCAAACAGGATTCCGCTCTCGCCGGGATGCTCCCCGGCATGATGGGACAAGCGTGATGGCTCCCGAGGACAAAGCCGCTGCCCTTCGGCGTGAGCGCGAGCGCCAGAAGGTCACCAACGCCTACCATCGTGTGTTCAGCACCAAGGAAGGCCAAGCGGTCATCGCCGACCTCAAGGCGCAGTTCGCTACCGACTCGCAGGTTTTTCTGCCTGGTTACGATTTCAACCCTGTGGTCGCCGCCCTTCGCGATGGCCAGCGCGGTGTCGTCCTTCACATCGAATCGGTCCTCCGCAGGCCGGTCATCGCGGACGGCGACATCGAGACTCCCAAACGAAAGGTTAAAAAATGAGCAAGAAAACCGAACCCAAAAACGACATCCCGCCACGCCCCGAAATGGACCCCATGCTCGGCGACAAGACCATCGCACTCGTCGAGTGGCTGCGCGACTACGCGCCCGAGGAATTCCAGAAGACCTACGCCGGACGCTCGACCCATCTCGGCTACCACCCCGTCGAAAACTGACGCGCAGTTTTGACTGATACCATTTATGGAAGACACCATCGACACCTCCTCCGAGCAGAGTCTGCTCGACACAGGAGCCGACAGCACCAACGCCGCAGCGCCCGCCGCTTCGGAGACGACCACCACCACGCAACCCTCAACTCCCTCGACCGGCTGGGTGAATCCAGACGGCACCTTCGGAGAAGGATGGACTAACAACCTCCCGGAGGATTCCGCCGCCTACAAGGACACGCTCGCGAAATACAAGAGCGTTCCCGACATGGCGAAGGCGCTCGCGAACGCGAATGCTCTGATCGGAAAAAAGCTCGGCGTCCCCAACGAAAAATCCTCGCCCGAGGAAGTCGCCGCCTTCCGCCGCGCCATGGGAGTTCCCGAGTCGCTGGATGAATACAAGTTCGCTCCCGAGGCTTTGCCCGAAGGCATGACATGGAGTGACGACATGGCGAAGCCCTATGCCGAGATCGCGCACAAGCACGGCATTCCGCCCTCGGCGATGAAGGAACTCGTCGCGCAACACGCGAAGACCGAAATGTTCAAGCTGGAGGCGATCCAAGCGACCTATGAGAAGCAACGCACCGAGGCCGTGGCGACCCTGCAAAAGGAATGGGGAAATGATTTCGGAAAGAACATCGGACTCGCCAAGCAGGCCGCGAAGATCGCCGGGGTCGATGCGAACTCGCATGGGTTCAGTGATCCCGAAGTCGTGCGTGGATTCGTTCGCATGGCGCAAATGATGAGCGAAGACAAGGTCGGTCGCTCGATGGGCGGCACCGAATTTATGACCGGCGCGGCCCGCGCCAAGGACATCATGTCCAACCCCGACAATACTTGGCACAAACGCTACATGGAAGGCGACCGCGAAGCCGCCGCGCTCGTCACCTCCTTGCTCAAGCAGGGATGAAAATCTGCGGGGTAGTGAAGAGGCATCACACCAGTTTCATAATCTGGAATCCCGAGTTCGATTCTCGGCCCCGCTAATTTTTGACTGATACCACGGAGTGTGCTACACACTCCTTCGTCAGAGCAGACACCTCCTCGTTGAGCCTGCTCCCTAATACCCGCCGCCGCTGACCCCTTACGGGACACTCGGAAAAGCGAAGGGAGCAGAACAAACCATCAGTTTCGACTGATACCAACTCAACCCAATTCAAGGAGAATAAAATGCCCGATCTAAACGGAGTTCTGACGAACATCCCCAACCACTTCACCACTCAGTTCGACGCGAACTGGAAACACCTCGTTCAGCAAAAGAACAGCAAGCTGAAAGAATATTGCACCCTCGATTCCATCGAAGGAAAAGAGAAGAGCTACAACCAACTCGACACAACCTCGATGACTCAGATCACGGATCGCTCACGCGACACCCGTATTTCTGATCAAGCGATGGCCAAGCGTTGGATTCGCCCGCTCAACTACGACTGCGCGAAACTCGTTGACGAGTTCGACGAGCAGTTCCTCGGCGAGGTTGTCCTGCCGACCAGCCCGATCATTCAGTCCCACGCTGCGGCTTACGCTCGCACTTGCGACTCGATCATCATCGGCGCTCTCGGTGGCACCGCCTTCACCGGCACGACCGGCACAACCGCAACCGCATTGCCTGCTGGCCAGAAGGTCGCAGTCAACTTTGTGGAGTCCGGCACCGCCGCGAATTCCGGCCTCACCATCGCCAAGCTCCGCCGCGCCAAGTTCATCTTGGACTCCAACGAAGTAGACGAGGAAGAGGAGCGCATCCTGGTTGTCTCGGCTCGCCAACTCCAAGACCTGCTCCGCACGGTCGAGGCGACCAGCGCCGACTACAACACGGTTCGCGCCTTGGTGGACGGAAACTTGAATACCTTCATGGGTTTCAAATTCCGCCGCACTCAGTTGCTCGGCCTCACCAGCACCGTCCGCAGTGTTTATGCCTATGTGAAATCTGGAGTCATCCTCGCCGAGCGTGGACTCAAGACCCACATGGACATCCGCACCGACCTCTCGCACTCCCTTCAAATCCGTTCTGTGGCGTCCCTCGCCGCCGTGCGTATGGAGGAAAAGAAAGTCGTCGAGATCGCCTGCGACGAAGCCTAATTCCCGCACCCCGCTGGCAGACCGGGAAATGTCTGCCGCCCACTTTTTCAATCTGTGATCTGACCGCGCCTCAATGACAGACATCCAAATCTGCAACCTCGCCCTCGCCCGCCTCGGTGATTCCCGCATCACCGCACTCACGGACGCGACCGCGCAGGCGCAGTATTGCTCTCTGTTCTACACGCAGACCGTCGAGGAACTCCAAGCCGAGTTCGATTGGCAATTCTGCCGCAAGCAAGTGAACCTCACCAGCGGCACAATCCCGATTTCCGGCTACTCCCTGCAATACACGCTGCCAATTGATTTTCTGCGGGCGCTTCGTTTTGGGAATGTCGATTCCAACGAAAATTTTGGCGTGTGGGAAATCATCGCCGAAAGAATCCACACCAATCTCTCTTCCCCGGTCGCGCTCGATTACATCGCGTCCGTAACAGACTCGACGAAATTCCCGGCGTTGTTTGTCGAGCTACTGACAATCAAATTGGCCGGACTCCTCGCCATGCCGCTGACCGGCAGCAAAGACCTGTTCGGCCAGATGGCGGAAATCTTTGGCGCGACCATGCAGAAGCCCGGTCTTCGCACTCTGATCATCAACACGCAAGCCCCGAAGACCACCACCTCGGCGGCTAATACCGTTTCCGAGATTTGCCGCCAAGCGATCCTCCGGGTCGGTCCATTGGAAGCCTTCAAGCCCTACGGGGAGCCAATGGTCATTGCCCAATCTCTCTACGAGCAAACCCGCGACGAACTCCTCGCCGATTTTGAGTGGTCGTTTGCCCGCTCGCAAGTCTCCGTGGCGAAGGATGCCGCCAACCCGGCCTCGGGCTATTCCTTCCGCTACGCGATCCCCACAGGCACCGGGCAAATTCTGCGAATCAACAACCTCGACGATGCCGAGAATAGCGGCAAATGGGAAGTGATCGGTGGCCATGTCCACACCGACTTGCCGACCCCCATCATCATGGACATCACCACCAAAGTTACGGATGTCGCAAAATATCCGCCGATCTTTGTGCAACTCCTCACCACGACCCTTGCACTGAAATTGTGCGGAATTATTGAATCCAAATGAAATACGAATCACTTTTCCAAGAACTCCAATTCCTCATGGCGAAACCGGCCTTGCTGGAGTCCATCGAGACGGTTGCCAATTTTACTGGCACTCTTACCTCCACCGCCTCGGAACTCATTCGCCAAGCGATCCTGCGGGTCGGCAATGCCGAAACCTACAAGAATCAAGGCCAGCCGTTTGTGTTTGCCGCCAAGTTTTACCAACCCACGATCTTGGAAATCCTTTCCGAATTCGATTGGCGGTTTGCCCGCCAGCAAGTTGGAAGCGTGGCAAAAGATGTCGCGAACCCAGTGACCGGCTACGATTTCCGATACCCGACCCCCAGCGGTGCTTTGAAAATCATGCGAATCAACGGCATCGATTCCGTTGAGAATTTTGGAACATGGGAAGTCGTGGGAGAATTTATTCACACGAACCTCACGACACCTATCGCCATTGATTACATCGCCGCGCCTGCGACCGACACCACTTATCCCGCCATCTTCAAAGAAATGGTCGTCGTTCGCATGGCTTACAAACTCGCGATGGCCATGGGATTAGCCGGTCAAGCCGAGGCCGCGATAAAAGAAATGGAAGCTCTGGCAGCGCGTCCCTCCCTGCAACGCGAAATCGAATCCATCGCCGACTCCATGGCTTCCAACACGATTTCCACACGGACACAAATTTGCAAGCAGGCGATCATGCGTTTGGGGTCTACCGAGACCTTGATCAAGCAACCGATGGTCTTTGCCAATTCGTTCTACGATCATACCTTGGAAGAGCTTCTTTCTGATGTCCCGTGGGCTTTTGCAAAGAAACAGGCAAGCATCACGGCAGATGTCGCCGCGCCGACCCAAGGATTTACCAAACGCTACGCTTTGCCCAATGATTTTGTGCAACTGATCCGAGTCGAAAACATCGACTCCTCGGAAAATTTCGGCCAATGGGAAATCGTCGGGGGATTCCTGCACACCGACCTCGGGTCTCCCGTCAAGATCGACTACACCTTCAACCAGACCGATGTCACCCAATTCCCTGCGCCCTTTACCGAGGCGCTGATTGCCAGACTCGCCAGCAAAATCGCCATGCCGCTCACACAAAAGGGGGACATCGCCTCGGCCATGGCAACCATCGCCGTCGAGACGATGATGCGCCCCAGCATCCGCATCCTCATCGAGAAATCCGCCAAACCCCGCGCCACCACCGCCGCCAACTCGGTTTCCGAAATCTGCCGACAAGCCATCCTGCGCGTGGGCAGTGCCGATTCGTTCAAGCCCTTTGGCGAACCGATGGCACTCGCCACCAGTCTCTACGATCAGACCCGCAACGAGGTGCTGTCCGACTACGATTGGCAGTTCGCCCGGACGCAGACCACCATCAACGCCGATGCCGCCGCCCCGGCATTCGGCTACACCAGACGCTACGCTCTGCCAGCAGGCACACTCAAGGTGCTTCGCATCAATGGCGTGGACGAGGACGAGAACTTTGGAAAGTGGGAAATCGTCTCCGGCTTTATCCACACGAACGAAGTCTCGCCCATTCAAGTGGAGACCATCGGCATCGTGACCGATGTCAGCAAATACCCGCCGGTCTTCCTCAATGTGCTGATCGTCACCTTGGCCATGAAGTTAGCGCAACTTCTGGAAATGGGTTCACCGCAAGCGATGCCTGCTAAACAATGAAAGAGCAGTTCTTCCAAGAACTCCAATACCTTATCTCTCAACCGGCGCTGAAGTCGGCGGTTGAGAGCAGGGCGGCATTCCGCCCAGCCGTCTCGGTTTCCGAAGACGAACTTTGCCGCCAAGCGATCCTCCGCATTGGCACTGGGGAGCAGTTCAGTTCCAGCAGCCACGCCCTCCTCCTCGCCAAGTCCCTCTACCCACAGGTGCGAGATGCGCTCTTGCTCACCGGATCGTGGACATGGGCAATGAAATCCACCACGGTGGCCGAGAGCGTCCCTCGCCCGGAATACAAGTGGGCTTACCGCTACGCGATCCCGTCCGACTGCCTGCGCGTCTTCCGGGTCAACGACCAAGATTACTCGACCGGCGATGCAGCTTGGGAGGTTTCCGGAAACTTTGTCCTCTCCAACTCCGATTCCGGCGCTCCCGATTGGGTGGCAGGCCGCGACTACGAGGCCGGGAATGTCGTCACCAGCGCCACGGCGGTCTACCGATGCATGGTCACTGGGTCCACCAAGCAGCCCGGAGTTACAGCCGGGTGGACAACCGACTGGGATGTCTGGCTCGGCACGGCCATCACGCTGGAGTATGTCCGCAAAGTCACTGAGGTCACCCTCTTCGACTCCCTTTTCATCGACCTCCTCACCGCAAGCCTCGCGGCCAAGCTGGCCGTCCCGCTGACCGGCGATGCCGCCAAGGCCGCGCTCCTTGCGAAGGAAACCGACATCCTCGGCAAAAACCCCGCCATGCGCCGTGACTCCACCGAGCGCAAAGGCCGCATCAAGCCAGCGTGGATGTCCTCGAAACTCGTCTCGTCCCGCAATGGAGGCGATGGCGTCGATGCCTCGCAGGCCAAGGCCGGTGGATCGGGTGGGGGAGTCAGCTACCCTTCGCTCCTCGTCCAAGTCGGAAATGTTTCCCCGGTCTCCGGCAATGCCCAACCCTTCGTCACGAACACCGGCACAGGCAACACCGCCGTCCTCAACTTCGGTCTGCCGCAAGCCGGTCTTCTCGACTCGGCCAAAACCACGCTCACCGGCAACGGCACGCTCCGCACCTTCCCGGTCAATGGTCTCCGCTCCAGCGACCCAAACCATGTCATCGTGGCCATCAACGGGGTGACGCAGGAACCGACCGCCGACTACCTCGTCAACCAAGGAAGCGGCACGATCACCTTCACCTCCGCGATCCCCAACGGCGCAAAGATCGTCGTCGTCGCCCTCGGACTTTACTCAGCCACCACCCAGCGCGACCCGGACAACTACATCCACGCTTTCGCCCTCAACACCGCAGGAACCTTTTCCTACTACGGACTACTGCTCAATTCCGACATCCCAGCCACCGGCTCCGCTGCCGCCGTGGCCAAGTGGATCATCACCCGCTCCGCGCTTTCTGCCGCCGGAGCCGTCACTGCCACCGCCCAAGCGACCAATGTCGCGTGGAACAACCGGGAGACCGCCACCTACGCATGACGACCATCACTGAAAATGTCATCACCCAGCAACTGGACCTCTCCCAGTTCACGATCCTTTTGCCGGATGACACCAAGGCGCTCGTCATCTACCCCTCCCGCGCCGAGTTCCCGGCAACCGGCAAAGTCGCCCGCATTTACCACGCCCTCGATACCCGCATCCAATGGCTGTGGGACGATGCAGTCTCTGATTACCACCTCATGCTCGAAACCATCGACTGCGGCAACTTCTGAACTTTCCCCATGAACACCAAACCAAACCATCAGTTTTGACTGATACCAACCAACCAACAAACCAAATCCAATGCCCAATCCAATACTGAAAATCAAACGCGGAAGTGGTTCTCCTGTAAGTCTTTCTGTCGGAGAACTCGCCATCGACACACAAAACAAGTCCCTGTTCGTGGGAACAGCAGACGGCCCGCTTGCCATCGGCGGTGAACATGTCTTTGCGAAAAAGACTTACGCCGATGCCGCCGTGGCCGCAGAAGCCGCCCTGCGTTCCGCAGCGGACGCGACCTTGACCACCAATCTCGCCAGTGAAGTGTCGCGGGCGACTGCCGCTGAAGGCACTCTCACCACGAACCTCGCCTCCGAGGTCTCCCGTGCGACCGCCGCCGAGCAAGCCCTCGGCACTCGCATCGACAATGTGCTTTCCAATGTGGATGGAGCCGCCCTTGATAGTCTCTCGGAGGTTGTAAGCGCCTTCCAAGCAGCGGATTCCAGCTTAAACGGAGCGATCACCTCTCTCGCCTCCAGCGCCTCAAGCGCCCTTGCCGCAGAAGTTTCCCGCGCCCAAGCCGCCGAAGCGGCCCTCGCGCAGGACATTTCGGACATCGAGACCGGAGCCAGCGCCTTGGCCTCGCGGGTGACCGCAGCCGAGAGCGACATCAACACCCTCGAAAGCGATCTTTCCGCAGAGATCACAAATCGCTCCAACGCAGTTTCTTCGGAGGCTTCGACCCGTGCTTCGGCTGATACCAGCTTAGGCAATCGAATCACCGCTTTGGAAACGGAAATAGATGGTGGAACTTATTAGTATTCAATAACCAAGCCCGCCGGGGTTCCATCCCCCGGCGGCAACCCTCTTCCATAAGATGGCCAACCCGAAAATCATTCCGAAGAAAAGCGCAGTCGCCGGGAAAATTCCCGCAACGACCGACCTTGCTCTGGGCGAGGTGTGCA